CGCCTCACTATTCGCGGGAATGGTCACGATTGACACTTCCAACAGTTCTGATTTATTGAAAAATTGACCGCCTCTGATTGAATATGCCGGGTGATCTTTTGGTAATTCTGATCTCGATATAGATTCAATGGGGTTAAATCCAACGCTAACGGCGTTTAAAAATCCATTCCTGGCCTTTCTTTCGATACGTTGGGCCAGTTCGTCATCCTTATCGAATTCAACATCAATCATCAATTGTCCATCTTGAACTTTTACAGATCCCTTTCCGATAGGAAGAGAATTAGCCTGATGATTAAACAAAACAACAGGATTGCGATCATAGCTGGCCAAAGACCAACCTTTCTGGTTAATGACATCCCCATAACGATCCTGCGATTCAGTTGATGCAATAAAAGAGATTTTGTTTTTTGGCGATCTGCCTTTCTTTTTTACTACGGTGAAACTTTTTTTATGCATGCGATTCTCCACATCTTCAATATAGCAAATAAAACGATCTGTCTATAATTATTTTCTTTGCAGATATAAACGATAACAGTCTTCCGCCGTTGTTGGGTCTTTCAGGCAATCTTCGCGCATGGCCTTGGTGTTTGCTAGGTTGCTGATTTCCTCGCATTGTCCGCCACTTGTTTGGCTATCTATTCCCCTGGTCATCATTAGACAAAACATTGATCTGCACAATGTGTCATCATTTGCCTCAATGAAATCTTTTGAGCACGGTTCTTCTAATAAATCAATGTCCGTCAACTGTTTGATTATTTCTTGTTGTTTCTCGCTAGTAACATCAGGAATGTGTTGAACTTCTTCTTCTTTGGTTAATTTGTGAACGATAAGAGCCCCAGCCCCGCCGCCTATAATGAGGCTAGCTAACGCGGTGATAACATAATTAGTGATCATAACAAATCCTTTTCAAGAATATAATTCCAAAAATAAAAATAATATACAAATTAATCCACATAAAGATAATAACTCGATCGTTTCGATCGTTGTTAAGCATTTTTTTTTCTTCATATGATCTCCATTCTATCGACGTTTGTTTTTTTATTATACATTTATATTGTATATTTTTAAAATACTTGTTGACTATGCGCATAGTTGTGATAATATATAAGTGTAAGGAAAAACCAACAACAACGGAGAAAAAAATGACTAATGATGAGATTCTTTATCTTGTGGATCGTGCTTATCTAGTAGGATTCGATATACACAAAATAACAAACATGATCCGCAAAGGATCAACAATGGAAGAATGTATTCACGCTTTAAAAGAAAATGTTCAGGCGGCATTTATGACATTTCCTGAACAATGATCCGAAAGGACCAATGCCCTTTCACATATCTTTTAGAAGCAATTATTTGATGAATTAGATAATCATCTTTATAGACAATCCCATTCATCGCATCACAAATCGATCCGAATGCGTTTTGAAGATCGCGCCTTCTTCTATCTCCATAGGTAACAACAAGATTTAAAGATACGGGAGAATTGAAAAGTGTTATCTTTTGCTCTCTCATGGCCTTGGTGGCTATCAATCTTAAGTATTCCTCAAAGTTTGAGATTTCGCCGTCTTTGTATACACGGCCCCGGCCTACTTTCATCCTGTTCTTTTTGCTGGGAACTTTCGCAAATCCATCAATGATAACGGGCATTGCATCACCTATCGACATATAATCATCATTGGGCTATTATAGTTTCATGGAGGTTATATGTCCACATCTATCGTCAAACGACCAAATCTATTTATCCGAATATATCAATCATTGGGTATTGTAAAAGCATTTCAAAAGCTCGTTAGCAATCCCAAGGCACCTGAGCACGGCTCCAGCTATTCGAGCCCGTATGGAGTGAGACAGCCATTTTCTCCAACTGTTTCAATGTCCGCCTTTGCTGGTCACGCATATACTCATGCATGTGCCACAAGAGCAAGCCAGGATCTAGCGGAACTACCTATTAAATTGATTCGGGGTGAAGGCGAAGACAGTGAAAGAATAGACAATCATCCTTTTATTGATTTAATGAATCAGCCTAACACAAACGATGATGGATTCTTGTTTCGTGAGCAATTACTTATTGATTTAATTCTATCGGGTAATTGTTATGTTCTTATTGTTGGAAGTCTCAGTAATCCAACATCATTATTTAGATTACATCCAGAAAATGTTGAAATCGTCACGCAAATAAACAGAGGAATCACAGGTTACAAATATACGGAAAGCGGGGTAGCTGTTGAATACCCAGTTGAAAGAGTTATTCAATGTCGGAATGCTAGTTGGAAAAGCGGCGCGGGCGGCGAACTATATGGAACAGGAGCGATTGAAAGTCTAGCACGTGAAATCGACGCTGATATTAACGCGCAAAGATTGGCTAGTGAGACATCAAAACAAGGACGGCCGGATATACTTTTGAGCCCAAAAGATGATGCGGATATATGGGGAGCGGAAAGAAGAAGAGAGATCCTCGATAGTTATAGAAGAATGACCGATCGCGGCGGGGCCATGGTGATGAGCGGACAGGTGGATATAAAGCCTTTGAACTTATCGCCCAGGGAAATGGAATTCGAGGCGGCGCGGAAAATGGCTAGAGAGAATATATCGGCGGTTATTGGTGTTCCTGGAACTATACTTGGGCTCCCTGATAGTAACTATGCAACGGCGCGACAGGCTAATTTAACATATTGGCAAATTCAAACAAAACGCGGAAAGAAAATGGAAATCTTCTTTTCCAGGATCGCCAAACTTTATGACGATAGATTACACGTTGAATTTGATTATTCACATGTAGAGGCTCTCCAGGATGTTCGGACACAGAAACTCCAACGCATAGAAAAACATGTTCTTATTGGTGGCATGGCACCCAGCCAAGCTTATGCATACGAAGGATTGCATGATAGTCCGTTAGGCATTGATGATGAGGAAACAGTTAAAGAAGAAGAAAAGAATATACAGGTCGAAAGGCTATTCGAGATTATAGAAAAGGCGAAAGAAGATGAATTAGCCAAGATCGGAAACAAAAGAAAGGCTTTCGAGGAATTACCCGATAACGCGAAGAAAGGGATTGAAAATAAAACATCTGAACACAATGAAGAACATGGGAAAGATCCAAAGAGAAAGACAACAAAATTCACCTTAGCTGTTGTTTATTGGAGAGGAATTGGAGCATATAAAAATAATCCGGCCTCTGTTCGCCCGTCGGTGAAAAGCCCCGAACAATGGGCAATGGCAAGAGTAAACAGTTTTCTTTATGCTCTGAGAAATCAACGATACAGAAGCGGAAAGCATGATACTGATCTTCTACCAAGTGACCACGATATGAAAAAAAAAATTGCGCAAGTTGAGACAAGAGGATCAGTAGGCGATCGCGATCCTTCCAACTTTCCGAACGATGGCGATAATCAAGAGGTTGCATTAAGAAACAGCGATTTTGATCGCTTTCCTCATGAAGAGGCCCAGGATTTGAAAGATAACTTTCCTGATATATGGAATCGCGGCGGAAATATATTGGGAAATAAACAATTCAATCGATTAAAACCGATCGCCGAAAGATCCTCAAGCATTGCAAAGACACGGACCGAGGAATTGGCTATAAGGACAAGAGAAGCATGGGCGGCTAGACATTTCAAGGATTTTAGATTGGCGGGAGTTGTTGCACAGATAAAATGGCTTGTCGTTGGCTCTCGCGGCCTTTCACACATGCGATCTGTTATCAGTGCAGAAAAGAAGCGGCTAGCTGAAAAAGGCTATATATCAGAGGAACAAAAGACAGAGACATGGCATGCATGGGAATCCAAAGTTTTAAAACCGGCCGAACAAAGATTTGAAAGGGTTTCAGCCAGCTATCTTGATTCATCTAAGCGCCGAATGCTTACGAATATAAATAACATTATCAATCAAGCACGTAATTATCAGCCGGAAAAAGTTCGGGCTATCGATTGGGATTCATTGTTTGGTTTCGATGAAGAAATCAAATATATAAAATCCTCCATCGGTCGATTAATGAATGATACATGGATCGTGACAGCTAACGACACAATAAACGACATGTATGTTTTATTAGGGAGAACGCGGCCAATTGATTTTAGATTTGGCGATCGTGATCTTGAACTGGCAAACAAGGCGATCGATAGTATGTCAGACGAAATCGTTTCAACAACAAACAAGAAGATCCGAAAGCTGATCAGAGATGGAATCAGAGAGGGATTAAGTAACCGAGAGATTGAAGAAACTATCTCGACCAACTTTGCATATAGTAGATCCAGGGCTCGCACCATAGCACAAACAGAGGCTACGAAGGTAATCAATCAATCAACACAACAAGCCTATGCGAAGGTTGAAGAGGAAGAAGAAGGAATTCAAATTCGTAAGATATGGATTAGTTCGAGAGATGAGAAAGTAAGGCCATCACATCAACAACTCAATGATTCTATTGAATATGGGCAAGATGGAATCCCAGTTAATGATTTCTTTGAGATTGGATCGGATCGCGCTTTGGCTCCGGCTGGATTCAAACAACCTGAAAACTCCATAAATTGTCGATGCACGATCGCGCCCAACGTTATTGAAGTAGAAAAATAATCTTTCTATGATCCCGATATAATCGAGCTTCATATTTTTATTTAAATAAATATATAAATACTTGTTGACTATGCGCATAGTTGTGATAATCTATTGATGTAAGGAAAACCTACATCAACGGAGAATAAAATGAGAACTAAGAAAATGACTAGAAAAACAAAAGATTTAATCAGAGAAATGATCAAAGACGAATGGCTCTTGGGAAACATTAAATATGCAATGATAGCAGTTCACAGAGTATGCCCTATCGAACTTGAAAAGTTTCTTATAGAAGAAGGAGTTGAGTGATGATTACCGCATCTACCTTTTCCAACTTCTGTAAATCTATCTTCCAAGTCTCTGAAAAGGAGCGTATCAAACTCTATGAGGAGTTGATGCGAACAAACATTGCAGGAAACAATCTCGGAATTTTCTCAACCTTTCGGTATGTGAAATACCTTGATACGCCTAAAAGCCTCACCATCGGATTTGATAGTGTAGAAAATCGAGACTCATTCATACAAATTATCGAAAATGCAGGATTCAAGCAAGGAATACATTATGTTAGATACGGAAAATTCAAGTATGCGGTGACCTTTGAGCCTGACTTTATCGTGCGCCCGTATGATAAGGTCGGATACAGATACCAAAACGTTATCGGCATTGACTATTGATTCCAACTTCAGTAAAGAAACCCTAGAACAGCAACAGCCCCGGAAGGGGCTCTTTAAACGGAGAAAAAATGAAAGACTTTAAACTTGGCCCCGGCCTAACTAACGATCAAATAGAGAGAGGCTTTGTCTCTCTAGTATCAAGAAACAAATACTTCAAACATAGCCTCATAGAGGCTTATGATAGATTAAGAAACGGAGAGAATCCGATTGATGTTCGTGATTGGTTCAGAGACAACATCTATGACAATCCAAACATCTATAATGGGCTTTCATATTGGGGAAGAAAGATAATCGGTAGAGATGATCTTTGCCCTGGATATGAAATCAAGAATAGAGCGGAAGAAAAGATCAAAGAACTAGATCAACCACCAATGCAGGCCCCAAGAGATAATTGGTTCGGTCATGGTGGAAGGCATGAAAAATGGGATTAGTAATCACGTTTAATGTGTGATTGCAATTTGACGTATATGTTACCGATTGGCTCTCTGGTCAATCGGTGCAATGCTTCAATCAGGAAGACAGTATTAACCAATCGAGGATGGCTGGTGCCTTGAATCCAATGCGTTACATGGCGCCTCCCTACTCCCAAAGTAAAGCATAGAGTTTTTACATCAATCTCATGATCATTCATGTATTTTTTGAGCCATTCGCCAAAAGCATTCGATGTCTTTATATCAACCATGAGATCCCCTATTGGTATTGAAGATAACGTTTTAAGAAAGTTATTTGATAGCGTAAAGCATCGAGGCCATGATCGTATTTTTTGATTGGCTTGTCTTTTCCTGCTCCATCACTCCAACGATACAATCTGAATTCCTTCAGTAGATGTTTACAGTTATCATGTATCACCAAGTGCGGATTTCCATTGGCGTCCAATGATAGCCTTTCTTTAACGTAATTAATCGTTTCTACTACTCCAAGATGTTTCGGTGCTGTCTTTGTCTCTATATTGCATTCACGGGCCAATGTTAGCCTTCCATCCCTACTCTCTGGATCTGCTACTGTCCATCGAAACTTTGTATCAGGATATTTCTTGTTCAGGCGCCGCCCGTTTTCTATTGTTGTTCTTTCTGTCGCGTAGTATTCATCATAAACGTGAAGGACATCATCTTTCTCATCGTGTGCAAAGAATAAGCAAGCAAAAGGATTCTTAGTTCCAAAGTCGATGGATCGATCTCTAGGCCAGTCTTCAGGCGGCTCAAATGATTTTACGACATGGATCGCCCGTTTCATTTCAGGATAAACAACGCCTGATTGATTAGTGAAATCTCCAAACAGCCTGGATCGCTGACTTTCCTCTGACATGTGAGCTATGGCCCGGCGAAGTTTAACAGAGCTTATCCAGGGATTATCAAGGCCAGAAATAGCATATTGAGTATATCCCGGCTGTATATTCTCAAAGAAAATATCATGCGGCCATGTGATTCCCTTCAACGGGGTCATAGTTAAAAGAACTTTCCCTTTGTAGTCTATACATCTAAGCATACATTCGTCGAATATAGATTGCGGGTGTTCTTCATCCAGTAGAACAAGAGAAACGGCCCCGCCTTGGTATTTCTCCCGGCCACTATCGGCCGACATTGAGAGGATCTTTCCCCCGTTTTCAAACAATACGGACGCGCGATCCTGGGCTCTCCATCTAATAAACTTGCTATTTGTTGGGCAATACTTTTTCAATTTTGGCCGTAAATAGGTCAATGCATCGCCATAGCTCAAAGCACTTACCCAAACTTCTCCGGGCTCCTCAGGTATCAAATCAAGCGGGAGATTATTTAATTCAAGCCAGTTTCTTACCCACCATTCTTTCGATCCGTTGGCATAGGCGACAGCCAGCATACACCCTGCTTCTGATTTCCCGGATCTATTTCCCCCGCTGATCAAAGTTGCTTCTGATCCCAATGATAAAATTGCTTGTCTTTGAGAAGTTCTGATTTCTGTTATGTTGCAATGATCGCAATGATACAAATCATTTTTTACATGTTGCATAACTTTTCCGCAACCTCTAACACGCGCGGCCTTTGCTCCTTTTCCATCCCATCGATGGCAATAAGGACGCCACAGTCTAGCGACAGCCAGGGGATAATGATCAGCTATTCTTTGTAACTGATCCGCCTGATTCAAATAATCCAGTAGCTGTTTTCTCTTCATTTGTTCATTGAATACCATGAACCCGGATAATTAGCAATTCAATATGTCGATTGTTATTTGCTCAAGATCCCATTGTACTGCAAACAAGAATTACAAGTTCCGCAAGCATAATTATTTTTTGGCTGATAACATGACCAAGACAACAATTGGTCTTCTTTTTTTGTCATTCCTAAAATTTCTTTTTTGTCACGCAAAATCAATGGAGCGTATAATCCCATATTTGGAAACAAAAGATTTGCTATATGGAGAAAATTACTAGAACAATCATAATAATCAATCTGATCAATTTTATTTGCACCTATCCATGTATAGAAATGATTTCTGCCAAAATATAACGACCCTAAATTATAAGCCAAAGCAATAAACATGATATTTCTGCCTTGAACAATTCTTGGTCCTTTAACTCCTGGTCCGATGAACATTTCATTTGAATTTATTGCTAGTTTATGCAAATGCAATTTGCAAGAATTAGCAAACTTTTTTTGTATTTTAATAACAGCCTCTAATTCTTTTTGTGCAGCTGGATGATCATATTGAATATGTAAAAGAATTGGTTTTATGTTTTGTTGCAAGGCCAAAGTTAGCATTGCTAATGAATCAATTCCACCTGAAAATAAAATGATCGTATTTTTCATATTTTTATCCCATATTTAATTTTTATATTTGCATAATCTTTTTCAAATAATCCATTATCTAATTTGATCATTTCTTCACTCATAATTCTAGCGGTTCCTTCAAATCTAGCCATACCTGATCCATCAAAACTGTGGGCACCTCCATTAACACACAAATTCAATCTTTTAGCAGTGTTAACTCTACCAACATGACAAAGAACTTCATATTTTGAACATAAAGTAGCAATTGATTTAATCATAGATAGTTTCCAATCTGTTGATCCACCAATAAAAATCCCTATGTTTGATTTTGTAAATTGTTCTAATTCTTGTAATGAAATTCCATCCTGCGCAACAAATAATAATCTGTATTTAGATAGTTTTCTGATCCAGTAATCACTTATTTCTAATGTTTTGTAGGCATTTTCCACCACATCAGGGATAACAATAAAATCAGCACTATCACCATATTGATAAACATCTTTTAAAAATAATGATGGATCATATTCTAGTTTTCTATTGAAAAAAACCCATGCACCGTTATCAATTGCATATCCAGGGCATCTATCAACAAATTTGATTCTTGGGCGGAACGGACTAATTAAATATCGCCACGGATACTTATTCAGGTAACGTAATTGTTTTTTGGCTGTCGGAACAGCACAATATGGAATGATGTGTTTATAAGTCATGTATTTCGTTGTTTTAGGTCACGTTTATTGTATCATATTGCTACTAATCATTCTTCATCTAGATCAATTACTGGAGATTGAATGGCTGTTAGTTGTTGTTGTTTGAGTTTGACTTGTTCCAATAGTTGGGCCGTTGATAATGTATCGTGATTAATGCTGATCTCGATTGGTGCCTTATCCTCTCTTGTATATCCATGGCGCCTTTCCAGGAGAAACATTGCGGCCCTAATGTCTCCCTCTTGCATGGCATTGTGTAAAGTAGACAAAGAACGGATCGCGCTCAAAGCTTCGGCGCGTTGGAACTCTCCGAAAAAATCAAAATATGGACCGCTTTTCGCTACGCGGCCACGAGCAAGCCAATCATATAATACAGACTCCGCAATTCCCGCATATTTACAGGTTATTGCTCTTGTACAGCCTAGACTGGTAGCCTCTAAGACTTTTCTTTTGTACTTGTCTGTAAATTTACTCTTTCGGCCCATTCTCGCGCTCTCTTTTTGCCCATTCAATTCGGCCCTCAATGATAGGATAGTATTCTTCTGTCATCTCACATCCGATCGCATGAAAGTTTCCTTCAAGACAAGCACTAACAGCCGTAGTTCCAGAGCCTAAGAATGGATCTAGTACTGTTCCCCCCGGTGGAGTAATTAAGCGACAAAGCCAACGCATAACGCCGATTGGCTTGACAGTTGGATGAAAGTTTTTCACTTGCTCCGCTGTTCTTCCTGCTCCCGCTCTTGGATTA